CAATCAAGCATAAGAAGGTCTAAGCTTCTACGGGCAGTACGGTAATCAAAGCCAGAGCGCAATTCTAATCCACACCGCTCATAGGCTTCTTCCATAATGTCGCCCAGATCAAGATTAAAGGCATAAGTTCCGCTAGTCGCCATTAGGTATTCCTGCCTCGCGTCTGACCCTGAACAGCGCGACCATCACCGAGCCTGCCTCCAGAGAACATTTTTTTATTTATGCCAGCTTCGCTCATAGCAATAGCCATCGCCTGATTCCGGTCAGTTACTTTCTTTCCAGAGCTAGACTTTAGCTTGCCGTCTTTAAACTCTTTCATTACATAACCAACCTTCTCTTTGCCTTTCATAAGCTACCACGCCTTACATGACCAGTATCTAGCAGTGAATTTATCCTTAGCGGTATCACACTTCATTCTTGCTCTAAAACTTTTTCTTCGAGCTGGTTGTTCTTTTTTGATCGTCATATTTTGATCACCAAACCTTACGATTTTTATTTCATCGCCTTTCTTCGCTAACACGGCAGATTTCTTGCTGGCTTTTGGTGTGCGCTTTGGCTTGTTGTAACCTGAAAATGACTCGCCACGATACTGAATTTTTCCGCTTGGCGTTCTTTTTACGTCTTTAATTGTTGCCATGTCAAAGATGCCTAGCCGCCCTAATGCCCTGAATGGCTATTCCTGAGCCTCTAACTTGACCGCCAGTATTCATTTTGCTCAATGTTTTTGCTAAGTTAGCCTGTTTTCGCGTAGTGGAATTACGAGAATTAGAAAGCTTATTTAATTCCTTTTTGCTAATGTCTTGGCCTTTCTTGACTCCGGCCTTTTTCCGTAAGCTGCCCGGATTCTTGATCGCTTTTTGTATCCAGTTTTTGTCTTCAGCCATACCGCCTCCAGCCATATTGTTGCTTCTGTTTGCTCGCCGTGAAGTAACGGCTAAGTTAGAAGATGCGTTATTGCGAGGATTGCCATCACGATGGTGAACATCGTGCCTGTCTCCCTTGCTTACTCTTCCGTTAGCCAATAAAGAATTTCGCGCCGCATTACGCCCCGCTCGATTCTTTTTTTGCTCTGTTGAGGCATGGTAATTATCGTATTCTTTCCGGTAGTTTCTAGCCATCAAACTGCGCCTTATAGGCTTCCTTTACTAAGGTGTCCTTTTTTTCTCTCCGATCTAACTCTACCCCAAATTCTCTAGCAAAACTTTCAAGCTCCAGCTTAGTCAGCTTGTTAAGATCAGACTTGCTTGCTGCCTCAGTTTCTTCAACTACTTCTTGTTTTTTAGGGGGAGAAGGCTTTTTAGTTGCAGCCGCTGCCGGGGAGCCACCCATTTCTTTTAGTTTCGCTGCGGCTTCCGAGCTGGTCATTATCTCAAATACTTTAATATCGTATTCTCCATCGGCATTTTTAACGCCAATTTGAAAAACAGGGTCGCCATTACTAAAGTTACCGTTTTGAAAAATTTCTAATTTAGCCATAATAATATAACGCCTTAAACGCTCACATAAGATTTGGTTAAAGTTAAAACTAATAGATAAGTGTCACCAGCAGTAGCACCGCTAGTGGTTACTAAAATGTCTCCAGTCTTGCCAGCCGCTGCATCGTTAGGTATACCAAAATCAGAAAAATCTAATTGGTCTGACCAGTCGGTGAGAAGGTTTAACAAAGGAATATTAGTAGTGGCATCCCAAAACAATTCGACACCCATTCCTACGTTAGAATAAGTTATCGACTGTAACGTAACACCGTTACACACTTGTTTGGTGAGAGGGTCTGCGCTAAGCGTAGAGACATCAACAAGAACAGCTAAAGACTGTCCCGTCCCATCGCTAACATTTGTAAACTTTAAGATAGCATTTCGAGGGCCATCTTGAATTACTTGGCTTGTCAGTGCATCGGCCATTTTGTTCTCCAAAAAAAGCGGGGCGAACCCCGCAAATACCTTGAGTTAGCCAGCAAAAGGGGTAGACAAGGTGGATGAGCCAATGCTTGTTCCCTCAACATAGTACCTGTTGGTATAAACAGCCTGAATTTTCAGGCGCGTTCCAGCAACACCACCAGTAGTAGTTCCGTTCATAATGATCTGGTAGTTACTACTTCCATTAGGTTCGTGGAAATGCACATTAGTAAGACCGGCCTTGACAGATAGAATGCCACCCATCATTAGATCGGCAGAGCTATTACCTTGAATAGTGGTGCTAGTACCAGAACTTGTTAGGAACAAGAAGTCATAACAAATGCCAGTATTGTTTAAACTATTAGGGTTTTCGTCTGGGCCAGAAGTAATAGGCTCCATGTCGTTGTTAATAGTTGGGAGAGTGATGGTCAGCGTTGAGTTATTAATAAGAATTAATTTACCAGCGTGGTCATCGGGGTTGATTGTGGTGTTAGCAGTCAAAGCAACAATAGAGTCTGCGCTTTGCATATAGTAGCCGCCAAGCGCTCTAAGTACACCGAAAGAACTTCTTGATCTTCTAGCCATGATAATTACCTCTTACGAAAGGATTCGTCTTAGCGTCTTCGTAACGTCCACTAGGATGGTCGCTAAAACTAATATGTTCCTAGAATTAAACAAACAGGGAGCCGAAGCTCCCTATCTGCAACTCACTTTCTTACTCTAAGTAGCTCCGGGTGATCCGTAGATGCCTAGTGGATCAGAAACACCGAAACTGTAACGCTCTCGTGCTTTGTAACGCACGTTACCAGTATCGAAATCGCCATCCATTGAAGTTTCAAGCGGAGTACGCTCAAAGTGCTTCATGCCGTTTGGAACGTCAGTAATAATATACCATGCGTTAGTGTCAGTCAGATAGTGATTGACTGCATAACCTTCAGGTATAGAACCGTTGTTCTTAATGGCGTTGATGTCGTTGTTAGCCGTACTTGTGCGAAGCTCAGAATCTAGGATTCTGGTTGCAACAAACATCAAGTTTGGCGGAACAATCAAACGTCTTGGTCGGGCAGCGATAAGAAGTCCACGCTCATCAGTGTAAGCCGCAATCGCAATGATTGCGTCTTCTAATGAAGTTTCATTCAAATCAGCTCCAACCGCAGGACGATTAGAGTTAAAGCCACCATTAACTTGCGGGTGACCTCCACCTCCAGCTATGCCATCACCTACCGCTGTGAACAAGTTAACACCATCGCCAGATTGATAAGCGTTAGTGAAGCCGCTGTTCAATGGAACTGCGCCTTTGACTTGCTTGGTGTAAGCCATCGCTCTCGCTAGTGCTTTAGTGTATCGCTGAGACAGAGAAGCATAAAGGTTGTCTTCCATAGCCTCTTCTGTAATTGCGAAACCCTGTGCAATAGTTTCGTGGGTATAGCGAGCTGTAAACGCTTCTTGCGCTGAATCATAATTGATTGCAGAGCCTTCAGGCTTAACGGGTGCAGCACCAAAACCACTTAACTTAACCTCTTCTTCAAACGAACGATCAGAGGATTCAGTTTCGTAAATCATCTTATCTTCGTCTTCGTACTTTGCATACTCTAAGCCAAACAGGGCATTAAGACCCGGAAGCAGCTCTTTGAGCATTTGCGCTCTTGAAATAGCCATTCGCTAGTCTCCTGTTATGTGCCTAAGGCTCTGCGATACTGATGCATTCCGGCGTTATACGTCAGAAGAACATTAGTAAAAGCATCACCAACTGTACTTTCTGGGCCGTCAACAAACTCCAAAATTCGTAAAGGGAGAGTGTTAGTAGTAGCAGCAGTTCCGGCGTTAACCGAATTGTGACTACGACCAGCTTGAACAGTACCGGCTGTTTGAACAACGGCAATGTTATTGCCGAGCGTGGTTTGTGCCAATGCCGCATTTCCCTGCATTCTAAATACAGCGTCTGGGTCATCTAACACATAGGCCATTGCGTCAGACGCAACAGTACCCGTGGGCCAGCTTTGGTTAAAAGTTGGCTGGCTAGTATTTGGGTCTGTGTAAAAACAGCCCATAAATATACCAACCGGAGTCAAAGTAGCCGTACCAGTGTCCTTCTCGACAGTTCCGGTTGCTACCAATTTAACAAAGTCGCCATAAAAAATAGTGGCAGCATAAGCGCTGGCTATCTTGATATGTCGAACCTTGCCGGAAAAAGAACCACAAGCGCTTAAACCGCCAACTGGTTCTGCTCCCATAGGGGTTGCAGTTGTAGACATAATAAAGTCCTCGTTATGAAGACAATCTTACAAATAGATTATCTTCGTCCAAAAGTAGTCCTCGATGATTTCTCTTTATAGAGAGGCATCCGAGGGTCTTCTTCTCGCAGAAAATTATTATCAACCGCCTCCATTTGGTTCATCGCTATCTTGTTATAGTATTCGTCACGTTTCTTAAGCTGCTCTATTGGAATAGAGCAAAGTAACAAACCTCCGTATTCTATATTCTCAGGATAACGTGTACCCATTTCAGGCTGAAAATCAATCTCAGGGTATTCCGTTGCTACGCAAGGAACCCATCCTTCTCTCATTTTCTGCGACACATTTGTGTTATCCGCCTGACCTAACATCGATGTACGAATCCACCTATGGCGGATTCCATCTCTATGGTCTGGCGAAGGTAGTGAAGACGCAGGAATCCATGCATCACTCACTCTTTTGCTGTTATCCCGCGATTCTTTCTCGTGGGGTGCGCGTGTAGTATTTTCTTCCGACATTAGCCAATCTCCTGTCTTAACATTTGTTCAGCGTACTGCTCGATAGTTACTCCCAAGCGCTTTGCGAGAGCTTCTTGGGTTTGCGTAAGCGATACTTTGCGTGTCTTTGCGCCATTATTCCTATTGGAAGTAGGTGCTACCACGGAGGTATTTCTGCGTTGACGGGTCGGAGTGCTTCGTTCCTCTCTACCTTCCTGAAAGCCTTTATAATCAGGAAATCGTTCACGCATTCTTTTATCTATTTCAGAATAATAAGTCTGAGAATCAGTATTAGCAGTGACTCCTTCATGGAATAAATTATCATGAATAGCCAAGCCAACTGCTGTCATTTCTTTGTGCATTGGATTAACAGACTCTCCGGGTCTAGCCGTAGGCTGAAACCAAGGATTGCTGTGCATCCAACTTGTCTGTTCTGGGCTTACCTCAACCTGTTGTGGAGCTGCCTGTTGTGGAGCTGCCTGTGGCTGGGGGTTAGCTTTTTGATATTCCTGCATCTTGGCTTGTTTGTCCAAGCTGCGTTTAAGCTTACCCGCTCTAGCCTCCATGTCTCTAAGCTGAGCTTGAGCAGAATTAAGCTGCTCTTGACTTGACACCAGCAAGTCAGCATTTCCTTCCTCGTGAGCTTTCTTTAGCTCTTTCTTTGCAGACTCTAGCTCAGATTGAGCCTTGCCTTTCGAGGAATTAATAATAGCATTTTGGCTTTTCGCAAGCAGAGATTCGTATTCTTGAATCTTGCTGTGCTGCGACTTTGCCAAATTAACCGCCTCATCTCGCATTCGTTGGGCTTCCCCAATCTTACGCCTGTCTGAGTGGTTAATTGCACGAAGTTGGTTAATTCGCTTTTGAACGCCCTTGCTATAAGACTTTAACTCTTGGTCATTAAAACCATCGTTATAGTCAGGGGCAGGCTCACTAGCTTCTTTAGCCTTCTTCGGAGGTCTTTTTTCTTCAGGGGGAGTGTCATCAACAACTTCCACCAGTAAGTCGGATTCCTCTTCAGAAGAGTCCTGTTCGCCACCATTTCTGATGTGTTGCGTCTTAACGCCAAAGAATTTATCTTCGACAGACGTAGTTTCGTTATCTGCTTCGCTCATATCTTCATCACTCCTCTGGGATCGTCAACAACAGCTTCTACGCTGTCATCGTTGATAAGTCGGAACTCAGTACCATGAACCTTAAAGCGAGTGCCTGAATACGATCTCATAATTACGAAATCACCTTCTGCACAAAACGGACCATTAGGAAAACGCTTTTTATCAGCATAAGCATCCGGTCCTAACTTCAGAACAAATCCTACTATTGAGCCAACTTCCTCAGCTTGCACAGTTTCATGTGCTTTGAGAATGCCGCCCTCTGTAGCCTTGTCCGGCTCAGGCAAACCAATCAAAATCTTAAAGCCTTTTGGCTCAGGAAGTTGATGAGGTGTGCGAGGTTCTTCAGTGGTTTCAACCCCCACCGTATTTACTTCTGCTAATGCTTTTGCCATTAGAATTTCCTTGCACTGGATAAAGTGTCCAGAGTCACTCTGCACCGTAGTATACGGAGATTAGTCCTGCTCGATTTGTTTGTTCAAATCAAGTAATTCTCTTTCAGCTAACGCGAGTCCTTCTATGACTCCGCAAGCTTTTGAATATTCTTCCATTGTCCGACAAGAGCCTCCGCTAATATGGTCTGCGGTTTCGTTCATAATAATGCGTATCTTGTCTTGCAAGATTTTTAATGCATTGCTACTAAATACTTCACTCATCTAGCTCTCTTTTGTCAATGTCATCTTCGCGCTTAGTATCTCTCTTATCAATCATTTCTTCAATCTCTCTTTCTCTAGTGTCGATCATAAGCTCTTTGGCTATTTCCATGCCAATCTTTGCGCCAGCAAGTTTGTCCTTGGAACCAATCTTTTTCGATTCAAGTTCTTCCCTGCTGCTGGTCTCTGCAATTTTGACACCAAGTTTAGCCCCTTCCATTTTTTGATCCGCTGCCATCTTTTCTCGATCCAAATCATCTTTCGCTGCCGCCTTGGTTAGATCAGCTTGTATTCTTGCCATATCGGTTTGGGCTTTTGTTTGAATCTTCAGGTTCTCAAGCTCAAGTTCTTGCTGCTGCAACTGAAGCACGGGGTCTTCGGCTTGGGCTAACATTTGCTCAGCCTGCGCTTCTTGTTCAGCTCTTCCTGTTAACTGCTCAGCGGCAGGGCCAACTAATTGAGACAGCCTATACTCGATGTCTTCTGGTAGCGAAGAATCAACCGGAGGCAATTTAATGCCCAATTCTTTTTCAATATCTGTTCGATACTGAAACGCAACGTGTTCGGCAACATGAGCCGCAAGAGCTGCCTGCTTTACTTGCGCGTCTGGCGCAAGATTAAGGAGTTCGGCTATCTTTGGATCGCTCATGGCTGCGGTGTGAGCCTGAATGTGAGCCTTGTGATCTTGATATATAAAAGCTTTTACTGGTTCGCCAATCATCAGATTCATATTTTCAGAAATCGGATCAGTTGGCTTCATGTCATCGTTAGTAGGGACAATCTTATCTGCGTCACGAATGCCTAGCACTTCCAGCATTTGGCGATGCAGAAGAGGTAAGTTGTACATCTGNGGCGCTTGTTGGGCTAACTGTAAAGCCGCCTGATATTGCATGATTCTTTGGGCCATTGTTCCCGCATTTGGGTCACTGACGGGGATAATGTCTACTCGATCATCAAAATCCTCAGCAGTAATGGCGTTTTCAACGGAACCGTAGGGGTATTCTGTCGGCCCATAATCAGCAACAATATCGGCAAGAATGGCTAATTCTCTCTTCATTGCAGCATGAACACGCGCTTGAACAGCGCTAATAACCTTCATTTCGCGCTCTAGGAGCGCTAAAGTCGTGCCAACTGGCGCTTCGCCGTTGATATCAGCCGCTTTTACGTCACCAGCAGAGGCAAATCTACGACCATCCTCTACAATTTCTTGCAGCATGGTATGAAGTACCGCAGATGGCTCCTTATACGGTAAAAAGGTGATGTTATCTTTAATAATGCCGCCCGGAACGTCTACATCGCGGAACTCTCCCGGCATAATTGGAGAACTATCGCCCTTAATACGCAATCCTCGCGCTTTTAGACCGCCCGGAAGGTTAGCAAGTGTGCCAGCGTCAACTAATTGACGTAATAATGACGTTGCAGACTTGGTTAAGCCGCCAATCATGTGGACTAGGCCAAATCCGTAGAACCCAAGACCCGGCAAGTACTGATAATGGACAAAATGTTGACGCTTTAGCTTTAATTCATCGTCTTCTTTCCAGTTTCTACGAATAGACAGAACAATGTTGGACGATTTATCAATCGTAATGACGTAAGGCAGTCCAATATGGGTAGGTTCGCCGTCTTCTGTGTCCTCGAAGCCTGCAAGGTCTATATCTACCATGCATTCAAGTAACGTATGTCGTTGATCTACCTCGTAACTTGGGTGATCTCCGGTTAATTTGTTGTATTTTGCTGTAATTTCATTGGTATCGGGAGAAGCCGCAGGCAGTTCAATGTCTGCATAAAACCCGCTTTGCTGTAACTTCAGCACTTCGTTAGAAGTCTTCTTCATTACATGAGTGCAGCGCTCTGCTGTTTCCAGATCGGCAGCGCCATAGCTCACCACGAAGTCTTCTGCTGGAACAAACATAGAACATGCTCGCCCTAGATTGGGATCAAAGTAAACTTTTCTAAACGCAGAGCCAGCTATAGGTAAGGAAAACAACAGCTTTTCAGTTTCGGTGCGGTATTCCGTCATCTCAACAGTGGTCATGTAGTTGAGATAATCCTGAACTCTCTCAGCCTGCTTGACCTTTTTATCTGTCAGCTCTCCGACAATAGTGGTCTTTACTGGGCCACTAGCTGGAAAGATTTCCATAATTGTTTGCGACTGAAATCTAACAACCGCCTCGCTAAGCATCGGATGAAAAACTCCGCAGGCTCCATTCCAAGGCATTGTTCTGTCTTCAAACTTCATGCCCATCAGGTCGAGTCCTTTGATATAGGATTCTTCCCAGTCATGACGGCTTTCTTTGTCTGCATTATACGAATTGACTAAATCACTACCAAGGCGATCAAGCTCTTGCGAATCCATAAAATCCACAAGGTTGTCGCCATGTTCTGGGCCTAAATCCATTTCATCAAAATCCATAACGATTTCGCTTTCGCCATCAGAAATAGTTACCGACTCAGGATTCTCGATTTCTATTTCTAAGCCAGCAATCATTTCTGGGTTTGACTCAGAATAAAGTGATTTTTCAATAGCCATTAAGTGTTTTCCGTAAAGTTCCCGCCTCTGGTGGCAGCACCCATTCCGCGAGCTGTTGTTCTGCGAGTCTTGGGTGCGCCCATATTCAGGTTCACCCCAGTAGTGGCAGGAGCGCGGTTAGGCGCTTTAGTTCTTTCTATTTTTCCACCATCAGCCTTATTTATCATTTTTCCAGTCAGCACATTCTCACCCATAGCCATACGCTTATGCTGAGGAATTAACATCGACATTTGCCTTGCGCTGCTTGGTTTAGGCGCAGGCGCTCGCGGAGTTGAGCGGCGAGTCGCATTGCTTTCATTTCTTCGGCTTGTGTAAGATTGCGTCTTAGTGCTTTCTTTACCATCTCGCATTCCAAGACTTTCATCTTGCCTATCGGATTTGGTCTGGCTTCCTGTTGCCATTTTCTTAACTGTTTTCCCGCCCTTTGCTCTGCCAGTAGCGGCTCTTCTCGCCGCTTCTTGCGCTGCCAGTCCGGCTCTTGCCCCAGACTTCTCCGCAGAAACAGAAGGCATCGGGCCGCGACGCCGAAGAGATGGGGCGCCTTGCTTGGGCATAGCAGCTACTCGCTTGTTAATTCCTGAATTCATGCGTCCTAAAGAAGCGTTGATGCCAGCATCCATTCCGCCGCCCATGAACTTTTTAACTGTTTTTCCACCAGTCTTCATGCCCATGCCGACTGCTTCGCCTCTAAGTCTAGTCATTTCATCACGAGCATTACGCTCACGAGAACCCACACGAGATTCTTGGCTTTTCTTGTCTCTGCGCTCAGCAGCATCATGAGGACGGCGAGCTTTTACTCTACGCATTTCATCAGCGGCATTGTCTTGTACGCCAATAACCCTAGCTTCTTCATCACGAAGGTTTCTTCCTCCGCTACGCATCTTCTTGGTTGTCATTCCGCCGCCACGAAGCTTCTTNACNGGGCCAGCTTTCTTAGCTGCCGTCCCGCCACCACGCATGATTCTTTTCTTAACTGGGCCTGCTTTCTTTGATCCGCGCATCTTTCAATCTCCTGTAATATTCCTTTCGGATGTCATACATTTCAGATACATCGTAAGTCTTGAAGTACCTGTCATAGTAATTGCGACCAACTAATTTGTCAGACGCTTCCTGTAACTTAGATAATCTCTGCACGAATATAATCGCATATTCTGTGTCGCTGATTCCTTCAAAAGTCCCATCATCAATCAGCTCGTTAGAGTCCTGATAAGGATGGAAACCCATTACCCAAAAATCTTGATCTTCAAAAATTTTTTCAGAGATACACTCATTTATATCATCGAGGTACTTGTGAAACTCATCCTCTACTTCGATAAATGACGTATCTGCAACAATAACCAACTCTTTGGTGTCATCCCAATTTAGGATTGTATCAAAGACTATCGAGTAATCATCGGTCTCTTTAAAGACTATATCTACCTTATCATCTTTCCACGCTGCTTTTGCGTAGGGGCAGGCAGGTAAATCATTAAACTCTGGGTTAGGGATTTCTAAGGCGTGTTTTGACCACTGCCTTATTTCTTTTTTTATCCCTTTATGAACGCTATTAATAGTAATTGCCCGTTCTGGGCATATGAACTTCTTCCTGCTCGTCAGAGGACAGGCTTAAAAAGCCGCCCTGTCTGAACCTTAATAGTGCCTGAGTCGAGGAGTCTACTAGGTCATCATGCTCTCCTGCTGGAAAAGCCGCAAATTCAGCAATAACTTCTTCGGCAAAACGGGTTTCAGGACACCAGACAACTCCTGATGCGAACAAGTCAGCAACAGCGTTAACTCTTGCTACCTTGTCGTTACCCCTTGTCGGGGTGTATTCGGAAACGGGAATGCCCATTGCTCTCAATTCAAAGATCAACGGTGTGCCAGCCGCTTTTGCTTCAACAACAAAGGCATCTGGTTTCATTTCCATGTACATCTCATACGCCACTTTCTTCAGTTCGGGGAACTCAAGTCGCTCTTTATAGGCATCGAGAAGGATAATATTGGGTTTGGTTTGCCCTTCATCGTTAGGGCTATAGAATACGCCCCAAGTGGTACAGGCTGAGTAGTCAGCTCTTTGGGTCTTGAGGAAGGCTGTATCCCATGACTGTATAACAAATTCGCATTGTGGCGGATCATCCTGTTTCCACAGTCTCCACCACTCTTTCTTAACCAGCGCACCCTCTTCTGCTGTCGGTGCTTGCTGATACTGAGAGTTCCACTTGCTTGAGGGTAGTTCGCTTTTTAGCGCCTGAAGCTCTTTTAGGCTCCAGAATTCAGGCCATAACGGATTGCCTGACGGCATTAGCGCCGGAAACTCTATTATTTCCCATTCATCAACACCTTCGCGCTGCGTTGAGGCTTTTACAATCTTTCCGGTGAGGTCGCGCATGTGCCATCGAGTCATTACGATAACAATCGCACCGCCCGGTTGTAAGCGCTGGCGAGGGCCGGATGTGTACCAGTCATAGGTCTTATCAAAGACAGAGGGGTCAATGCTCTGTCCTTCCTGCTCACTATGAGGGTCATCAATGATGAGCAAGTCTGCACCTTTACCAGTCACTGCACCACCAACACCAATAGCGAAGTATTCGCCACCTTTGTTGGTACTCCATCGCCCAGCAGCTTTGGAGTCAGCCCGTAAAGCTAGTTGTGGAAAAACTTTCTTAAAATCATCATCATCGACAAGGTTACGAACCTTTCTGCCAAATCCAACAGAAAGCTCAGCGGTGTGCGCCGTCTGTATTATCTTCTTGTCTGGGTATTGGCCTAAGTACCATGCGGGCAATAAGAACGAGGCAAACTCACTCTTGGTATGACGAGGCGGCATATTAACGATTAACCGCTTTAACTCACCTTTAGCTATACGCTCGAAGGCATCTGCCATGATCTTGTGATGTCGTCCCTCTATAAAAGCAGGCCACATGTAATTAACGAAAGACATAAAGCTTTCACGCGCACCTTCACGTTTCTCAGCTTCTTCCAAAGAATTTAGTAAATCGAGTATCTCTTTTTGCTTGGCTTCCGGCAGGGTGTGAACAGAAGCAAGTAACGCAGGATCAATCTTTACAGACATAAGTCCGGCTCATTGTTTTTTTGCAATTTCAAGAAAATTCAGCATCGACCTGAGCTGATTATATTTTATCTTGCCAGCGCCAGTTCTTTCAGAGAACCCTTGACTGTCTTTTTCGCCCTTGCTAACTAACTTTGCAGAATCCCAAAACTCTTGTTTTCCGCACCATCCCATGAAACTAACGATCTCATCAGTCATTGAGGCAAAAACATAAATCCTACAGTCGTAATCTTTCTGATCAACAGTAACGTGGGCATCGTAGTCAGTGCAGGGCTTAACAGTACGTTTCTTGCACTTTACATCTACCTTGACCGCCTCTCCATTAAGCTTGATGACAAAGTCATACGGACCTTTATCTGATCCGCACCACTTAAATGGAATACCTGTTTCCATCAGCAAAAGAGCAAACCATTTTTCAGCGATAATTCCAGTAATTTGACCAGAACCATCGGGGAGAATCGTCATGTGATTAAAAGGCTTAATTGCGTTGATGGATATCCCCTGTCAGTTATATCACGGCTTGTGGTAAAACCGCTCGAAAACCAAATTCCATCAAGGAATTTACGTCAACTAACCTTACTGTTATATAACGTAGCGCAACTATGAGAAGTATACCATATCTTAGCTATTGACAGAGACATGTCAAGTGTTACAGCAGACATTTCTCATCTTAATTCAAATAGGGTATTTCAATAGAGGTTAAATTTTTACTACTGACATGTCAGCTAGTAGAAAAACAGAGTGACGATTTTCCAAAATTTTGCAGAAAATTTTTTTCCGATATTTAGGTGGCACTTCCTGTGGAAATTAAGGGTATACGAGTGACAACGGACTTGTGAGAAAATAGGAAGTTGTGAAAAGTGGGTAATTGTTTGCGTGGTTTACTATGTATATATACCGGATACCATCCGGCTGTCGGGGGGGTGGGGTATCATAGGGTGTGGCCTACGGATAAACTGTGACACCTGACTCCTCTGGTGTAAATGTGTGACGTGACCCCATGTTACTGTGTGACATGACCCCTCACTGACATCATATGGCTAATGTGTTACACCTGACTCCTCAGTAGTAACATCGTCATCATCAACAAGTGCCAGTTGTGACAGTTTACGCTGAAGGTCTCCAGCTATATCATCACTGCTTCTCTCCGTGACATCCTCAATTCTGGCTATGTACATGCCGCTAATCTTGGCGAGTATCGATACTGATGTGACCTGAGTAGATGAGAGTTCTATCTCACCTTCTATATGCTTTCTGAGTTTCTCTGTGACTAATGCCTGACTGGATAAGGCCTTAGCCTTAATAGCAGCGTCTTTTAAGCCAATTAAATAGTCAATCCTACATCTGACGTGGACCTTATTCCGTTCACGATAAGCAAGCTTCTGTACGCTTTCTGGCTTAGCTGTAGTGTCGTAGGCCTCACGATAGCAATCACTGGCCGACATCTTGCCTTCTGCCATTAATCGAGCGAATGCCATTTGCTTTCCAGTCAGTTCTTTCTTCATCTATATGTCTCCCGATATCAATGGTCAGGAGTATATAGCCGTACTACTGACATGTCACTTCTAAGCGACTCTGAGATATCGCCCACGATAGCGCCACCCTACTGCTCACACTAATCACTCATTGAGATGTGACGGCTTATAGTGCATTCGTGACGAGAGAGCCTGTGAGGGCCGCTACGCGATTTTACTTATTTCCTTGATGATTCATCAAAAAAGTCGCTAACGTTCGCCAATCTGAGAGCCTCTCGCATACCTCTGTGAGACGCTGGAAAAAGAGATAGAACGATTAGGGTGTAGCGCAGCATGGCGTGTAGGGGTGTCACAGGCCCCACAGCGATGACTCAGCACTGCGAGGATCGACTGTTAAATAGGAGCAAAACAGGGGTGTTTTTTTTACCCGTATAAATAGAACAAAGACTTTTCGCTCCGTGAGCATCACAGCAGGCAGAATACTTTNAATTAATTACTNATGATTGTTTGACANAGGACGATAGACTCTATACNTTAACAACTCAGCAGCAAGGAAGGCTGCGGGGAGNGCGACAGCATCAGGGTGATGCACCGATACCACTGGTCAATCGGTAGCGCTCAAAGTGAACGGCTCACTATATGGTCGGAATGCGGCGTGATGCTCTCTTGTGAGTTGACCTATCGTAGAGGCATTAGAAGTGCCAGCGTGAACTAATAGGTTCACTTGTTTCGATTTGAAAATTCAAAGAGAAAGTAATACTCAATGCCGTTTTAGCGAGCGGCATTTATGAATTACTTTTAACCACTATAAGGAAAGCAACATGCAGAAAATCACAATTCACAATCATTCATCAGGCTGGCAGACGCTATTGAATGGCGCTCATGTCAATACTCATGCCACGCAA